TGGATTTATCCCATTAGGTGTTAAAGAATCTGGAGGTATTGTTTATATAGTATCATATAGTCCTTCACAAGGTAAAACTGAAATTGGTAGTTTTCCTAGTCCAAATTATTTGGATGCAACTATAATATCAACTACACCAGATCCATCAAATATAATTACAAAACAAGTAATTATTCCAGGAGAATTTATACCTAGTACAGATATTAATAATACTGGAAAAACTATTTATCTATCAGATCATGAACTTTCTGTTGGAGAACCTTTTATGGTTATATTAAATTTAGATGAAACAACTGAAAAACCATTAATAAGTAATTTAATTGGTAATAGAAATTACTACATTCCAAAACTTATAAGTATTACTGCTTCAGGTGAAATAGATATAACTGATAAAGTTTCAATTCAAAAATACTATGATAATAAATCTACAGATAATTTCTGGTTTTTATCAAAACCTATATCTAATACATTTCAAGAATATATTACAGCAAATTTAACTCAAAGGTATAAAAATATTAAATCTGGAATATTAGGTATTAGATTTGATTTAGAAAGTATTGATAAATTTCATATTAAATCAGACAATAATGGAAATTATTTTCCAATTTTAAAATATGTAAATGTAGATCAAAGTTATACAGTAAATTTTGATGGATTTTATATAGAACATCCTAGTTTATTTAAATGTAATAAAATTAGTATGATTTATCATATATATGATAATATAACTGGAGCCTTAGATTCATCTAATGTATCTAATCCTTTTATAATAGAAAATACAACAACAACTATAGGACATCGATTACTTACTGATAGTAATTCAATTGTTGCAACTAATATTGTATCTGATATTAATAATGTAATTCCAAGAAAATTTGAAATAGCTATTCCAAATAAGAATAAAACTATGGAATATACAATAATACCATCTAATTCTTATTATGATTATGAATTTACAAAATTTATAATAAGTGATAGAATAGATTTATCAAAAGATGCATTAACTTGGGGATTAAAACCTTATTTAGCTCTTATAACTGTACCTGATCCTAGTTATGCTGAACTAATTGATGATACCAAACTTAGTACATATTTATTTTTATATAATTTAACACACCCATCTGTAGTTAATAGTACTGGATCTACAATTAGTTTAGTAACAGATGCATTTACAATAACAACAATATCTAATATTGAAAAAACTATTACAATTCCTAATTTAGCATTAAATATGATAGCACCCGATTCAGGTGATTTTACTGGGAGTGTAACTTATTCTTTATTTATAAATAATGATGCACGTTTAATTTTAGCAATGAACACATTTACAGGAGTTCATAATGCTAATTATTATAATTTCGGAACCTCCTTTGCATTTCAGGATGATGGAAAAAAAGATAATAGTTATGTTCTACAAATAGATGTAAACTATGATGATATTGATTCTACAAATGTAACATCAGAAATGACTCTATCAACTCCTATAAATTTAACTTATGGTAATACATCTGGTTATAAAATACATCCATTAATTGGAAGTTTTGGTTACTTAAATAACCTAGTTATAAAATTAGATAAAAATAATGTATCTATCATAAATAGTGGGTTAAAACAAGCTATTTATAAATATATTAATTATACAGGTGATATAAGTAACTATGAACAAATAGGGACTTTTACAATAAATGATAATAATATTGCTGTATTAACACCACATGAATCTGATTTAATAACAGTGAGAACTCTAAATATAGTTTAATTATGAAAAATCTACCAAATTTATCTATAGAAAAACAACTATATTTATCTTATATTCCAAAAGAAGGTACATTATCAAATGTTTATAATCCTTTAAGAAATTTATTAACTAATGATGGAGTTATAAATAACTTTACAACTTCAAATTTAGATTTAGATTTAAATTCACCTATTAATATAGAAATTCAACCTTCTTTTGATGGGAGTGTTAATTTAATAATAAATAATGATAAGATAAAACCTAAATTAATTAATTCTAGATTTTCAGTTCAAGAAAATAATACATATACAATTATAGATCATAAAGGTAATAAAGATACTAATTTATATGAAGATTTGCAATTAGATCTTGATACTAGATTATATAAAACTATTAATCAAATTCCTTCATTAGAATTTGAAGGTTTAACTATTAATGGTAAAATGAAATGTGGTGGTTATCATTTTTATTTTAAATTTACTGATAATGATGGAAATGAAACTGATTTTATATCAGAATCTGGTCTAGTAACTTGTCATATTGGTAATCTTAATGATCCATTCTCTATACGAATGGGAATGCAAAATGAAGATTCTAAAAAAGCAATTAAATTTAAACTTACTAATTTAGATACTTCTTTTGATTTTATTAAAGTGTATTATACAAGAACAACATCTGATAGTAGTCAACAAGATGTAACAACAGCACATTTAATTGATAATAAATATGTAATTAATGGTAATATCGCTGAAATACTAATAAGTGGATTTGAAAATGTTATAGATATATCATTAACTGATATAAATCCTTTATATGAAATTGCAAATTCTGTTAAAGCACAAGCTCAATGTCAGAATATGTTATTTTTTGGAAATATATTTAAACCTGAAATACCTTATCAAGAACTAGAAGATTTAAGTTTACAATTTATACCTAAATTAGCTAATAAAGAATCTATTGGTAATTTAGATGGTAGTTATAATGATAAATCAGGACAAAAATTATTTGAATATTATAATACAAAAAATATTTATTACAATTTAGGATTATGACCTGAAGAATATTATAGATTAGGTATTGTATATTTATTAAATGATTATACATTATCACCAGTTTTTAATACTAGAGGTTTAGATTTTACTAATTATAATTATCAAAATTATTCTGTATTTACAGATGAAACTAAATTAATACGTAATTATATAAATGTGGATGAATCAAATTATTTAGTAAATAAATTAAATACTTTTGAAAATTCAAAAGGAGTTATTAAATTAAATAAAGAACAAGTGATATTTTCTGATGGTGTAAAACCAATTGGATTAAGTTTTAATATATCTTCTGAAACTATAACAGAATTAAAAAAATATACTAAAGGATTTTTTATTGTTAGACAAGAACGTATTCCTACTATATATGCGCAAGGATTAAATATTAGTAAAACAGAAAAAGATTATGGAAATATTCCAGTATTAAGAATAGATGGAAAAGGTATTACTCAATCATTTCTTACCCCAAAATTATTACTAGGGACAACACAATTAACAACTACTAATATTTCAAATAAAGCAGCTATAGTTCCTGAAGCTGAAATAAGAGAATCATTATTTAGTCAATTATTTACATCTTCTGAATATAAATTAACAAGTGCTTTTGAACAGAGTGAATTACTAACACAAGTAAATAATAATTTTATAATAGATAGAAATGTAACTTTATCAAATGATAATATAAGATCATCATTATTAACTATGGTTAAAGATGGTTTAAAATTAACTACAAATGGTACTGATTATTTTTCAGCAAAATCAGGAGAAGCAGAGGAAGCTTGATTAACAAATGATTTAACTAATCAATGAACTACTAAAGATGATCCAAGTGATTTAAATGAAACTGCTGCAAAAGTAAATGATCCATTGACAACAAGTTCTAATTTAATTAGAGGAATGTATGGATCATATGTTGGATTATCTAATGGATCATTAGAATTTGGGACTATTTTCAATGTAGGGGTTATATTTAATGTAAGACCTATAGATTTTAGTAATTCTGATGACTATAAATTAAATATGTTTAAAGTAAGAATGGATTCATCTGAACCATATTCTGCAGTTAGTGATAGACTTTCTTGAGATACTTTTATTAGTAATGGTTTAAATGTATATAGAGGTGATTGTTTTGTCTGTAATTTTACACATAGAATGAATCGTAATTTTATTGATCCAGATTTACCAACAAATACTAAAATAATAGATGTAAATACTTGAAAAAAGAATTATACTGTTTATCAAGATGGTGTTGCAGATAATTTAGCTGCTAATAGAGTTTTAATTAGTTATAAACAAAAAGGAACTGATACACCTATTGAACCTTCAGATGCTAGTTATGCAAATAAAGGATCTGGTGTAAGTTCTTTATTGGGTGGTGGTGATGATTCCTATAAAATTAAAGGTGCTGATAAAATAAATAGAGCAGATGTAAATAGTGTTCAATTAGGTCAATGAGTTACTTTTAAAGTTATGTCTAATATAAATTTATCTATGCGAGATATAGATTATAGTAATACTGCAGAAGAAGCTATATTTGGACATAAACGTAGTTTTTACCCATTACAACCAATGTCTTCAGAAGGTCCATTTAAATTACCAGATTCTTCTGTAATAAACGGAGCTGCTAATTTAACATTATCAGAACGTAAAAACTTTATTATACCTGATGTGCCATTTATTAAAAATAAATTTGATACAAGAATTTTATATTCTGATATACATGTAACAGATGCATTTAAAAATGGTTATAGAGTATTTGAAGGAGGGCATTATCAAGATTATACTAAAACATATGGATCTATAGTAGATTTAAAAGAATGGTATGGAAGTTTATTTTGTACTATGGAACATGGTTGTTTATTAATACCTGTAAATGAAAGGGCTATAGCTGCAGAAGGTGCAGGTGGAAATGCTTATATTAATACTTCAAATGTATTACCTGAAAATCCAAGAGTTATATCTGATTTATTTGGAAGTACATGACAAGAATCAATTATTAAAACAAAAACAGGTATCTATGGTTTAGATACAGTAGCTAAAAAAATCTGATGTGCTACTTCTGGTGGAGATGGGAATATACAATTAGAAACTATATCTGATTTAAAAGTTCAAAAATTTTTAAATGATAATATAAATTTAAAAGAAGCTGATAAAATTCCTACAATGGGATTAAAAAATGTAAAAACTCATTATAATAAAAATAAAGGAGATATATTATTTACATTTTATAATGGAATTAAAGAATGAAATTTATGTTATAATGAAAATCTTAAGAAATTTATTACATTCTATTCATGAACTCCAAGTCATTCTGCTAATATTGATAATATATTTTTTACTTTTGATAAAAAATCAAGTAAGAATAATCTAAAATTAGATGCAAATAATAATATCTTAAAAAGTACCAATGGTTTAATGAGTCCAATTACTGGAGTTGTTGATAATAAAATTTGAAAACATGGTCAATCTGGTATATATGATAATCAAGGATTAATAATGCCTACAAATTGGTATGGCGAATTACACCCATTTGAATTTGAATTTGTAGTAGCAGATATACCAATTGCACAAAAGATTTTTAATAATTTAAAATTAATTAGTAATAAAGTTGAACCTGAATCATTTGAATTTGAAATTGTTGGGGAAAGTTATGATTGATTTGAAATTAAAGATTTAATTATCTGAATAAATAATCAAGTAAAATCTTATTCAACTACAAATTCTCATTTTGTTGACTTACCAACGGCATATAAATACATTCTAGGATTAAATTTATCAGAAATTGAACAAATATATCCTAATTTTATTAGACCTTTCTCAAAAGAAGATACTTTATATGATCTATATAAATTTCCTAAATTACCATACTTAAATAGAATTAGAAAATCTAATGGTTTATGAGAAGCTAATTCTGCAAATGTAGAATTAAGAGTAGATGATCTATTAAATGAAGACAGAATTCATACTCAACAAAATGCTAATAATATGAAAAAATATGGCAGAGTAAAAGGTAATATGCAATATAAAGAAGATGTCTGAGATGTAGAAATTAGACCAATAACTTTTAAATATGCTTATTTAAAAAATGGCATTTTAAACTATACAGTAGGTAAAGAATTAAGAATTAGAGATAAATATGTAAAAATTAGAGTTAAATATACAGGAAAAGATTTAACTATTATACAAGCAATTAAAACAAATTTTACAATAAGTTATGCATAACATTAAAAAATATCAATGAGGTGGAACCCCATATAAAGATAACCAACAAACTAGTAATGTTTGGGATTCTGCACAAGATAATATTGGAAGTATCTTAGGTAATAATTATAAAAGTTTAATTAGTGCTGTACAACCTAAAAAATTATCAATAGATTTATCAGGATTTAAAACATCTTTACCAGAAATTAAACCTATTAATTCTGCATTAACAGAAGATACAGCAAGACAAACTCGTCTTGCTGGTAATAAAAATTCATTTTTAAGTAGTGTATCTAAATATGGAAATCTTGCTGGAGACTTATCTGCATCTATGCCAAATGCTAATAATAATCAAGGTACAAATGCTTTAAATACAGCAACAGATGCAATATCTGATACTATGATGACAGTTAATCCCGTAATTGGTGGGGCTATGAAAGTTGCTGGATTTGCAAATAAAGGTCTTTCTGCTATAACTGGCGGGGCAACAACTATTAATGATGCTAGTAATGTGGGAGATCAATTATTAAGTAGTGATGTAATGGCATTAACTCCTGTTGGATTAGTAAATTCATTGACTAAAAAGAAAGTTGCAGGTTCAAGTTCAGCATTAGCACAAAGTGCAGCAAGTTCTGCTTATGGTGCAAGTGATGTATCTAAAAAAACTGAAATTGGTGGAGTATCTAATTTCTTTAGTAAATTATTTGGCGGTAAAGATTTAGTGAAAAGTAAACAAAAAGAAACAGCTAGAATTAATAGTGAAAATGCACAGAAAGCAACTAATCTTAGAACAAATGCATTTCAAGATCAAGCTAGAACACAAACAATACAAAATACAGGAGTTAATAATCAATCTGTTTTAAATAATTTTGATCCATCAAAAGTATTATTATCAAAAAGAGGTTCTAAATTAGAAAAACTTAAAGAACTTAAAAATAAATCAAAAAATATTAAAAGCAGTCAACATGGTTCTGCACTAGATGTAATTGAATTAGATAAAAAAGGTGGAGATGTAAATGTTATTCCAAGTGGTGCATTACATGCTAGAATAAATAATCTAGAAGATACTAATGATGAAATGACTAAAAAAGGTATTCCTGTTATTAATATAGCTAAAAAAGGAGATGTTTTAGAATTTGAAAAAGATGGTAAAACTCCTAAAGTATTAGCAGTAGGTGGTGAAGTTATTCAACATGCAGAAATTGAACGTGATGAAGTTATTCTTCATTTATCATTAACAAATCAACTTGAAAAACTTAAAAAAAATAATACACTAGAATCTGCAATAGAAGCTGGTAAATTACTTTCAAAAGAATTAATGGAGAATATAGAAGATAATACTGGTTTAATTGATAAAGTAACAGAAAATGAAAATTAAAATTGGAGAACAAGAATATAATGTTCAAATAGCAGAAACAGAAGAAGAAAAAGAAAATGGATTACAACATACTAGGTATCTTCCAAATAATGAAGGAATGTTATTTGTATATGATGAACCTGATGAAGTTAGTTTTTGAATGAAAGATACTCCTTTAGCATTAGATATAATTTTTATTAATGATGATTATGAAGTTACATCTATACATAAAGGAGAACCTAATTCTGAAACTCCTATGACAGGTCAAGATGTTAAATTTGTTTTAGAATTAAATGTAAATTCTGAAGTTAAAATTGGAGATGAATTAGAATTTCCAGATGATAAACAATCCATTAGTAAAATGTTAGTATTAAATGAAAAAGGAGATACTCAAATGGAATTAGATGGAGGAGAAAGAATTTTTAGTAGACCAAATACTAAAACTCTTATTAAAATGGCTAATAAAGCATATTTATCAAAAAAAGATTCAGATTATAAAGCATTAGGACTTAAAGTTTTTAAATTTTTAGAAATACAAGATAATAACAAAGCGGAATTCGTAGAACCGCCAACTAAAAAAGAATAATATGGATTTAAAAGAAAAATTATCAGAACATTTTACAGTAGAAGAAGTTGTTTCATCCCCTACTGCTGAAAAGTATAAAATTAATAATGAACCTTCTATCTCACAGTGAGTTAGAATTAAATCATTAATTACAAATTTGTTAGAACCATCTAGAGTTGCATTAGGACATCCATTCATAGTAAATTCTATATTTAGATCTACAAAATTAAATGAAAGAGTAAAAGGTTCAGGAACTTCACAACATTGTGCAAATAATGGTGCAGCTGCTGATATTGAATGCCCTGAATTAGGTAATGACGTATTATTTACTTATTTACTTGAACATACTGATTTTGATCAATTAATTTGAGAATATGGAACAACAAAATCTCCTGATTGAGTGCATGTTAGTTATGATTCACATAGATTAAATAGAAAACAAGCATTAAGATGTACAAAAGATAAGAATGGTAATCCTAAATATATTTCCTATAAAAAATAGTTAATATCTTTTTTATTACAAAAAATATGAGTAAATTTGCAACAATATATATCAATAAATCTTTAAAGAAAAATTAAATTATGAATTTCAAAGTTAAAAAATACCAAGAAGGTGGAGCTGCTCCTGCAGCAGACGATCAAGCTGCTGCTCCTGCACAAGGTGCTCAAGATCAAGGTGGGGCTCCTGCAGAACAAGGGCAAGATCCTATGATGCAAATTGTACAAGCTGCTGCACAAGCAGTTCAAGCTAAAGATCCTAATATGGCATTACAAGTTTGTCAAGCTTTAGTGCAATTAGTACAACAAGCCCAAGGTGGTGGAGCTAATGGTGCAGGTGGGGAACAACCACAACCAGCACCTACTTACCAAAGAAAAGGTGGTGTTATTAGTAGAATAAAATAAGAAAAAAGGGAGAAATCCCTTTTTTTTATTATTCAACTGAGAACCAATTTAAAAAATAGTATGAATGAATTACAAATAACACATGAAGATATTACTGGAAAAATGTCAAAACCGGTAAGACAATTAAAAAATAATCAATTAATTAAACTCTGAAAATCTTCTAAAGAAGCTGAAAAAGAAGGAGGATTTAACCCATCATCTATAAGAGATGTTTGTTCTGGAAGACGAAAAGTACATAAAGGATTTGAATGGGAATATGATAATGAAGAAGATATTTTTTCACAAAAAAATGGAAATGTGGGTATAAAAAAACCTATACAATGTATTTACCCTAATGGAGATATAGAAATCTTTGAATCTAAAAAAGATGTTTCTGTAAAATTAAATTTAAAAGAAACAACTGTACAAAATATAGTATTAAACAAAACCAAACAAAAACAACTTTTCACATTAAGTTATAAACATGGCACAAATTAAAAAATTACAAAAAGGAGGGGGTATTTCAAATACTACACCAACACCACCTATAGATACTAATAGTATTACATATAAAGGAGTTAATTTTGATAAAAATTCATTAATAAATAGTTATAAAGATTATCTAAAAACAACTGCTCAAAATAATGTAACTGGTTTTGGACAAGCTGATCAATATAAAGATATTGATGAACATTTAAATAAAAGAATAGGTGATTTACAAAACTCTACAGTTATAAATGAAAATCCAAATTTTACTACAGCTCCTGTACAAGTTAATGGAATTACAGGGTTAAATAAATTTTTAGATAGTGGTGATAAATCAAAATCGCAACAATTTGAAAATGAAGCATTTTATAATTTTCTTAATAAATCTGTTGAATTAAATAAACAATCACCTACATCTACAACTACTACAGGAGATGATAAATATCATCGTTTTAATTCAATTATTGGGAGTATTATTCATAATGATTATGGAAATAAAGAAGAAGGATTTAAAACTGGGTGAAGTACTATAGACCCAACTGCAAAAAAAGCTAGAGTAAAACAAGCAATAGTTACAGAATTAACAAATCTTAAAAATTCTGGAGATAAAAAAGTTTTAGGATTAGATGAAGAAACTGCAACAAAATTAAAAAATGGAGATGCAGATAAATATATTACTGAAATACCAGGAGCTACTGATAAACGCTTAGCTGAAATAGCTGGACATTTAGGATTAAATACTGAGTTATCTGATTTATTACAACCTACAACAACAGAAGTAGAAAATAAACGATTAGCAGATGCAACAGCACAGGCTACAGCAGATGCAAATGCATTGACTGCTACTAATACTGCTTTAGCACATCAAACTTTACTTGATAAAATTAATGCTCGTAAAGCCTATAATATAAAAGTAAAAGCATTTAATGCTGCAAATCAAGCAAATGCAGATAAATATAATTTACAAAAGAATAAAGCATTTAATATAACACATACACCAGAATCTGGTACTGGTACAGTAAATGAGTTACTTGATCCGAATAAATGAACAGGTGCTGGTGCATTAGATACATTATCTTTAGTTGGTGATGCTGCTAGTTTTATACCAGGAGTTGGGGCAATAGGGGGATTAGTAGCTACTGGTGCTACTTTAGGTTCTGATTTAATGAGGGGTAAAGATACAGGAGAAATTGTAAAGAATTTAGGTATGAATTTAGGATTTACAGCTTTATCTTTATTACCTGGAATTGGTGGAGCTACTAAATTAGCTAGTAAAGCAGCATTAGAATCTGCAAAAGTGGCACATGGTATAAAAACTGTAGAAGAGTTAGCTAAAATTGAAAAAGCAGCTAATGCAGTTATTACATCAGAAAAAGCTGTATCAGGTGGAATTAAGACTGCTAAAGTACTTGAAGCTGAAAAAGCTTTAGAAGGTGTAGAAAAAATGAGAGAAGCTAGTACAATAGCTGAAAAAGTTGTAAATACTGGATCTACATTAGCTGAGAAACATGGAATGCCTACAATAATAAAAGCTGCTAATAAAGTAGCTTCTATTGCAAATCCAAATGCATTAGGTTTATTAGGGACTGTTGGTAGAACTGGATTAGTAGGTACAGGTTTATATGGTGGATATCAAGCAGGTAAACAAACTATTCAAGATATTACAACTGGATATAATCAATCTGATAAAGAGGGAAATGATGTTTTAGAAAATATTAAAGGAGGTTTAGGAAATATTTCTGCAAATGATGCAAAAGGATTACTTTATGGAGTAATGGCTGGAAAAGGTCTATATAATAGAGCATTAAGAGGTGCAGGTACAAATATTGCAAAAGGAGAGATAAATAATGCATCTGAAGTTGGATCAAAAGTTAATTTAAAAGGATTACCTGAAGGAGTTAATAAAGAAGTATTAATTAAAGATATGAAAAATCCTAAAGTGGATATTGATGCACATCTAGATTTACAAAAAGTTCCAAAACTATCTGAAATTGAAACTTTAAAAACTCAACCTTCACCAGAAAATGAAATTAAAATTGCTGAATTAACTAAACAAGTAGATGCTTTAGAAGCTGCTAAAAATACAGCAACTGTAGATAGGACATCTTCTATAAAAAGTAAATTAGGTGTTAATACTACTAAAGAACAATATGATCCTAATGAAAGAGTTCTTAAAACAGAAGTAGATCCTAGATCTTGGTATACTCAAAAATTTCAACAAAAAGCAATAAATAAAATTAATGCTCGTGAAAATACATATAAATTAGGTATGGATGAATCTGATGCAAAATTAAAAAAATTACGAGATTTAGTAGAAACAAAAGAAACACCTGTTACAACAAAACCTATAGTAATTGAAAAACCAATTGAAGTAAAACCTGAAAGTATAGAAACAAAAAAAGTATCACAACCACAAGAAGATACAATTAGAAAAGAAAGAAAACCTTTACCAGAAGTTAGTGCTTCTCAAAAGAAAATTAATAAGACTAAAGCTAAAGAAGCAATGACTAGATTAAAAGATACAGGAAAAATTAAACCTAGTTTAAAACAAGGTGGTTTAATACCAATGTTTCAAAATTCTGGAATATTAAAATTTCAAAGAACTCCAACAAATGATTATAATCCTTGGGAATCTCCACTATATAAAGATGATATAAATAAAAGTAATAAAGCTAACTGGATAGCAGGTAATGCATCAAATGCAACTTCATTTACTTATAAAGCACCTGCATTAGTACCTGGGAAAGTTTTACCAGAAGTAACTGTTGTTGGAAAAAAATCTTTGATCACTACTAAAAATCCATTAGTTAATACATTTATAAAACCAACTGCAATAACTCCAGTAAGTAATAATTTAACTATACCAAATATTGCAGAACCTATAAAATATTTAGCAGGGCAAGCAACTAATAAACAAAATTTACAAACAGCTATAGAACATCTTACTCCAGTATTAGATACTCCATTTCAAAAAGCTACTGTAGATAAAAATTGGTTACCTATTCAAGAACAAACTAATAGAACTGCAGTAGAAACACAAAGAATAGCTTCAAAACCAATGACTTCAAATGCTAGTTTACAAGCAGCATCTAATTTAGAAGGTGCAACTAAAGCAAATGAAATTAGAACACAAGGTACTGAAAAAGCATGAGGAGTTCAAGAAGAAAATAAACAAAATGCCAATGCTGTTGCAAATGAAAATGCACAATTAAGAAATGCAACTGCTAATAAAAATCTTGCTACAATGTCAGCATACAGAGGTGTTATTGGTAATTTAGTTGCTGGAAAAAGGATGCAAGATTATGCTAATCTTACTAAATTTATTGATGCTACATCTAAAAGAATTACTGATAGAAATATAGTTAAATATGAGTATGATATAAATGCACAAAAACAAGGTTTAATAGATACATATAAAACTAGTTTAAAACCATTACAAGATAAATTTGATTTTGAATATGGAACATCTGGAGAAAATGTAGTTAATACACCAGAATATAAAACTTGGCAAGAACAACAACAAGGTTTAAAACCTGGAGATTATGGATATTATTCATGAGAATCTAATAAAAATGCAGTAAATAGAGATGCATATACTAATAGAATGACTGAATTAAACAGAAATCTATCTAATACACAAAAAAGAGCTATGGAAACTTATGATATAAGTTCACAAGGTCTTAATAAATATTATGATCCTACTGGGTATACAATTAAAAAACCTAATTGATTTCCTACATTTGGAAATACACCTGCAAAATTTAAAAAAGGTGGTTCAGTAGATACTATAACTCCAGGACAAAAATATGAAATTGAAATTTTGAAATTAAAACAAAAAGATAAAGAACACGGAGATAAAAATTTTCAAACAACATTAGATAGAACTGATAAAAATACTTCTAAAGTATTGGATGGTTTATCTAAAGAAAAATTAATGTTATTAAAAACAGTATTAGGAACTAAATAATGAAATTCAATATACAAAAATTACAACAAGGGGGAGGTATGCCATTCGTGTCATACCAACCTTTTGACTATAATCCACAAACTCAGACTGCACCTAAACAAAGTGCTCCAGCAAAAACTGAAGAAAAAAGTGGTACAGATTTACTTTCAAAAGAAGTAATAAATGAAATTATTAAAACTGGTATGCCTAATGAAGTTGAAACATTTTTAAAACAATTGAAACAAGTTGAAAATAGTGGGCCTTTTACATCTAGTTTTGATACTAATAAATTATATGATTTAGCAGCAAAAGGTAATCAAATAATTACTAATTCTAAATTAATGGGTGAAGCTACTACTAAAGCATATGAAAATGGAGGTTTAGATGAATTAGCAGTTACTTCTACTGGAGGATTATATGTTAGAGATTCAGAAGGTTCTTTATCAACTGTTAGTATGGGGGATTTTGCTAAAAATAGAGATAAATACCAAGCTTTAAGTGTTAATGATTTAAGTCAAGCAAGACGGTATGATACTAAATTATCGTTTGATAAAACTATCATATCTACTGTACAAAATGCAATTGGTATTGATAAAGTTTCTGATCATATTGTAGAAGTACTTAAAAAATTAGGATCAGAAACTACTGAATCTAATAGGTATCAAAGTGGTAGTGATTATTATAAAAATGCTTTTCAAAAAGGAGTAACATCTTTAGGTGGGAAACAACCTACAGAATCACAAACAGAGGGTCTTAAACAATTAAGTACAATGTATAATAAAATGGGTAATGAAGGAATCCTAAATATTAAAACTGAAAATGAAACTCAAAGAAATCATATAAAAGATGCTTCAGCTTATATTTTAGCAACTATGTCCCCTAATGCAGTTAATTTATTAAAAGCTAGGGCTATTGTTAATGGTACAAGTGCTTCTCCAGAAAACCTTATTGCAGTTGCATTTGAATCCTTTACTAATGATAAACATACTTCTAATATAGGTTATGAAGCAGATATATCAAAATTAGGAACTGGAGTTAAAGGAACTGCAGAAAAAACTTATAATCAAACTCCAATGGAACAAATTATTAATGGGGATTTGAACACTACTACAATGAGTTTAATAAATCCTGATAAATCTAATTATGGTATGATTTTAAAAGGATCTATGATTGGTAAATTACCAGATATAAATGGTAAACCATTACCAATGGCTCCTTTAGGTAGAGTTTTAGATAGTGGTTTAGGGGTAGCTGTTGATCAAAATAATATGTTTTTTGGAGATAAAGGAATTAAACCGTATGAAAAAGATCAAATTATATATGGTGGAGGTGAAGCAATTAAAACTATGGTTCCAGTAGATGTAAATGGACATCCTAATTTAAAAGCATTAGAACAATTTGAATCTGCTGAAAAATCTATTGCTTCAAAAGGATTAACAACTCCAGAACAAAAAAATGCTGAATATGCTAAATATGGTTTACAAGGGATTCAATTAGGTACAGATGGTAAATTAACAACTATGTCTACTAAATATTTAAAACCTTTTATTGTAACTCATGGTTATAGTACAAATGGAGTAGCATCCGCATTAAATAATGATTATACACATACAGTAGATTCATCTGAACAAAAAGGAGTAACAACAATGTTGCAAGGAATTTATAATAAATATAAATTAACTTTTCCAGCAGCACCTACATTTACATCAAATAAAATAGTACAAGCACCAATATTTATGCCTATTTTACAAGGAGCACAAAATACAGTATCTGCTTATGAAGGACATGGAAGTGTTGTTCATGCAAATACATTATTCGAAGATATACAACGACAACCAAGTTCTGCTACAGGTAGAACAGGTGCAGACATTTTACACCAATAATATGAATGAAATACAAAAACCGAACGATATGTTCGTTTCTACAGTTTTAAATCCACAAGCAAATTTATTAGAGTTATCCCAAGCTGGGGTAACTCCAGATAATACAGCTTTATTACCAATGGATGAATATAAAGAGACAAGTTTTGCAAAGAAAACTTTTACAGATGATAAAGGTAATTTTAATAATGCCGCTTTTCAAAATGCTTATGTAACTGCTGCAAATAACTTTAAATCATTAACTGATACAAGTTATATACAAAATTTACAAAAAGATGCAGAATATGCACCTGATAGTAGATTTAAACCAGTGGGAGCTAAAGAACAAGATTTATCAGTAGGTTTACAATTAATTAAAAATCCATATCATACACAACAGGGTATTACTTCTATGTATGGTACTACAGAATCTAATTGAAGTGTTAGAGAACTTGCTCAAAATAGTAAAATATTTGATACAGAAACTGGTAAATTTACAGATAAATCAGCAAATGATTTAGGATTATTAGGAAGTATATTTAATAAAGATACTTTAGTATATGCACAGTATGATGAAGATGGTAAACATATGGATACTGATACAGGCAGACAAGTATCTCATAAAAAAGGTGAATATAAAATTGATCCTACAGGTAATTTTTACACAGAAACTTTAGGTAATAGAGAAATCTATGGAAAAGAAACTGTTAATTCATTAGATTTATTAACTAAAGATGGTGAATTTTTAAATAGTGTAGATTTTTTTGACTCTGATGGTAAAAATAAAAGTGCTTGGGGAACTACATTTAAAATTGCTGCAAAAATTGCTCCATTTTTAATATCTTATAAAGGTTTTAATAATATATATGGTGGTCTTTCTGCTGCTGTAGGATTAGCATCTGCTATGCCAGTATTATATAAATCAATTGAAGGTATTCTTACAGGTGAAGATGATATTAATAAACAATCAGGAGCTTGGAATTTAGCTAATAAAACTGAAAGTTTTATGGGTAAATTTGGTACTAGCACTTCTGATGAAGGATCTCAAGGTATGTTTAATTATGAACAAATTGGGGGAATGGTATCAAGTGTATTTGGTCAAATTTATGAACAAAGAGCTATGGCAGGTTTATCTAATTTATTTAAATCAACAAGTTTAAGTAAAACAGAAGCAGAAGAAATGGCAAGATTTCAAGGAGCATTTGTTGGTAAATTACAATCATTAGAAGCAGAGGGCAAAACTGTAGATGCTGTTAAATTATATAAAGATGCTGTAAATTTAAATCCAGCAATGAAAGCAATGGGGGAAAAACAATCTGAAATTGCTAAAGCATTATCTTTAGGATATATGGCATTAACAACCTCAACTGATGTCTATTCTGATGCTATTAAAGGTGGGTATGATAGACGTACAGCAGGTACTGCATTTTGATTAGCTGCTGCTGGACAATATGGAATTATGATGAATAATAAAATGTCTACTTGGTTTTTAGATAAAACTGTTGGTTTTTCTGAAGAAACTAATAGATCTTTAGTTAAAAAAGCTTTAATGCCAGTAATGGATAAAATTGCTGAAGGAACTAATTTATTAGAATCTAATCCAATATTAGGTCAAAATGTACTTAAAAAAGCAATTACATCTGGTAAAAATGCTTTATATAATGTATTTAATGAAGCATCAAATGGTGGTTTAAGAGGATATTGGGAAGTATCTATGATTGAAGGTGTAGAAGAAGTAACTGAACAAATGGTTATGGATGCTACAAAAGGAGCTATAGATGTTGCTAGTTCATTAGGATTAACTAAAAAACAAGGTTCATTTGGTGGGTGGGATACTGTATTCTCAAAAGCAGGATTAGAAAATTATGTTTCTAACTTAGTTGGAGGTATGATTGGAGGACCTATGTTTAAAATGAATGAAAAATTAATTGAACCAATGTTTAAAGGTGGTATTGCACAACCTGAAGATGAATATTCAATGTATTCAATGATAGCTAATGGTAAAACTGATGAAGCACTTACTATGGCTGAAAATATGAGAGGGTATGTAGGTAATAAATTTTTAGCAACTGGTACTACTACAATAGATGGTAAACAAATTTTTAATGCAGCAGGTGATGCTAAAACTCATGCAGATTTAATTGTAGATGGTACAAAAGAATATATAAAAACTTTAGATAGTATTTTTAATCAAGAAGGATTAAAAGTAGATGATACATCTTTATTTAATAAGGCATTATTAAATCAATATATGATTCCAGAATTAGAAAAATCTGGTGTTGATAAATTAATTATTAGTGATTTTAATAAAACAGCTGGTCAAATAGTACAACTTAGATCTGAACTTAAAGATTTAGAAAGTGCACCAGTTACTGCAGAAGGTGCTACTGGAATTGCATTAAAAAAAGCTGAATTAGATGAAAAAAGATTATCAATTCAAGAAATAACAAATGGTGATAAATCAGATGATTATTTAATGAAATCTTTATTGTATTTAATTCCAGATATGCATAAACCTTTTATTGCACTTAATAAAGAGCAATATACTCAAGCTAATTATGATAAAAGTTATTTTGATTTACCTGACAGTGGTGTTGGAGTTACAAAAAAATCTGTAACAACTAATTTTGATGAATATATTAAAAATCCAGATATTGTTTCTAATTTAGATACTATTTTAGGAGCATATAAAAATGCACAAGGTATATTTTCAAATACAATTAAAGAATATGCAGAAAGTAAATATAAAGATGTTCGCTCTGCTGCATTTAAAAATTTATATAATTTAACTGGTCAATTTGATTTAGTAGAAAATTTTAAAGCAAATAATGGGGCATTTAGAGAAATTTCTAAATCTGCTGCTAATAATAACTTGAAAAACTTCTCAGTAAATGATATGTTTGATTATGATATTAATGAATATTTAGGTAAAGAAGGATTAATTGATAATAGTATAGTAATTGATCCTGCAAATGATCCTATAGCAGAAAAATATAAAACTTTTGTACAACAAATACCAATGCAAGAGATGAATGTGAAATTTTTACAAGATACTGTTAAAGATTTCTTTGCAAATATTATTAGTGAAGGTAATAATAAAGAATATTTATTAGAAACTACTCCTGAAAATATTGCTACTGCTTCACCAGAAGCTATTGCATTTAGAACTAATTTTAATGCTTTACAAGATAAATATTATAAACCATTACAAAATTACAATAAACCATTACAAAAATTTGATTTTCAATTAAAAATGTTAGTGAATGCTTTATCTGAAAGTAAAGTTAGTACAATTGATAATGAAGTTTTAATAGGTATTAATAAAAAATTAACAGCATCTTTTAATGAAAGTAAAAAATCATTAAATAATGAATTGAAATCTCCAACTATACAAACTAATATTGGAGATATGAGTTTAGATAATATTTTAGGTATTATATCTGAAGCTACTATTCCAGATCCTACTTCTACTGATTTTCAATTTAATGATAGTAGTGCAATAAATGTAAGATTACAAGAAAAAATTGATGCAGGACAAACTCATTCAGAAGCTGTGGCAGAAGTTAAAGGTGAACTTAAACAATTTATAAAAAATAAATTTAAAAGTGAAATAAATCCACTAAGTGAAAATGATTACTTATTAGGTGAATTAACTAATAGTCAAAAAACTATTGATAACTATATAGATGATCAATTTAAATTAAATGATACTTTTGATAAGTTTGATAAATATGTTTCAAAGAAAACTGCTATTGCTAATCCATTATATGATTTTCTAAGAAAATTACAATTAAAATTAGATAAAGGAACTTCAAAAACTGTATTTAATATATTAGAGGATGAAGATAATTTGTTATCTATGTCTATTATAGATGATTATTTAAAATCAGATTTTACTTTAGGACAAATTAATAGTGCAATAACTACTATTGAAATGGCTAAATCTATATTAACTGGTATGTATACTAAACAAGGAGCATTAATAGATGGTAAAGAAACTATGTATGGTTTTAATTATGCTATGCAAAATTATCTTAAAAAATATAAAGAATCTACAGGTTTAGACAATTATGCAATAATAAAATCAGAAGATGCTTCTTTAATTAATACAGATTTAAATAATTTATTATCTAAATTAGTATTCTTAAAAGATTTATCTAATTCTAATACTGAATCTAAAGCAAAAGAACACATACTTTCTAGAGAAAATATGGATAAATTATTTTTAGATTTATTAGATAAGCAAGATTTTCAATACAAAGGTAAACCATTAATTGCAGATAAAGATACTATTTTAAATCTTCCGATAAGTCAAGAAGCTAAATTACTTAAATGTCAAGATAGTATTTTTGAAAATTTCAAAGACACTCTTCCAGAAAATTATGCTGCTGGATTAGAAGAAATTTTTAAAGATTTTGATTTTAATGCAGTATTTAATGGGGATAGTAATGGAATTTCTTCTACTACACAAGTTCTATCACAATATGATATATTCATAAATATGTTAACAAATCTTTCTTTACGTTCTACAGAAGTACAAGAAAGAAATAAACGTATTATAGAATCTCCTGAATTTAATTATGCTCCTTTTTATGGACAAGAATATGCAGCAAAAATAGCTTTAGCATTAGTTAAAAATCCTAAATTATTTTATGAAGCTCAAGAATTAATTTATAGAAAAGTTAATGGAGAACAATCACAACTTAAACCTGGTGCATTTAATCTTATGTCAATTACAGGTGTTGCTGGATCAGGTAAAACTTCAGTAGTAGGGCAATTTATTTTAAAATACATGTTACAAGATGATGCAAAATCAAACATTATTATAAGTTCACCAACTGCAACGCAAACTAAAGGATTACAAAATTCTTTATTATCTACTTTTTCAGAGGATGAAGTTAAAAAATTAAATCAAACAACTAAAACAACAGAAGAAATCTTTAATAAATTTTTACAATTTAATTATGCAGATTTTAAAAATGAGATTAAAACAGTATCATTTGGTAATAAGAAAACTTATAAATTCTTTGATGAAGTTGAAATAAATGGCAATACTACATTAGTATTAAAAAATAATCAAATCAATTATAAATATCTAAATAAATTAGATACTCCAAAAGCTATTTTCTTAGATGAAGGTACTCATTATAATAGTTTAGAATTAGCATTATTTGCTAATATTTCAAAGAAATTTGGATTTCCATTTATTATATTTGGAGATAAAACTCAAAATGGAGCAATGATTAATAATAATTCTTTTAATTTAAATAGAATATTTACTTTAAATTCTCCTGTTCTTACATCATCTATACGAGCATCTAATATTCATCAACATGATAATAATTTTAAACTTGCATTAGCTAGTAGTAGTGTTATTAGAGCAGTAGCAATGAGTCCTGGTTTAGATCCTGAATTAGATCAAGAAAATGCTGTTAAAAGATTAGATGAATTAGATATTACTTTAAATTATTTTCAAGATAAAAATGTATTTAATGGTGGGAAAATTGTAAGTTCTATTACTGATGAAGATTTAACAACTATAAAAGAAGCTTTAGATAGAACTTTAATTGATAATCCAACTGCAAAAGTAGGAATAATTACTGATAAAGGAGAAATAGATGATAATTTAGTTATTCAATTAGCAAAAGTTGGTATTACTCCTGATCATTATATATTCTATTCATCGGATAATAATGGTACTAATCCAATGCAAGGTAACCAAGAAGAATTTATGATTATTGATAAGGATTTAACTATAAATTCTAATAATAGGATTGAAACTTTCTTTCAAGATATGAATACATTAGGTAGTAGAGCTTTTCAAGGTTCTTTAATTCTTGATAAAAATGGTATATTAAATCAATTTAATATTAAAAATAAAAAAGAAGATTATACTTCAGAAAGAAGATTAGGAGAAAAGATTATAAATGATGTTAAAGAATTAAGAAAAAAAGATTTTGTAGATATGGGAATCAAAGACTATATCCCAACAACTACTATTACTCCAGTTGTAAAAAATCCTATAACTACTCAACAACCTATTGTAGATAAAAAATTACAAGATAAATTAGATGAATTAAAAAATCCATTAGTTATAGTGAATAATTTTGGTAAAAAAGAAACTGCAGAGACAGATACAGATGGAATTACTAAAAATCTAACGCCAGAAGAACGAAAGAATAATTTAATGATTCATGCTTTTTATAATCATTTGTCTGTACCAGTTGATGAACATCAACATTTATTAGAACAAACTGGAAATGAAAACTTACAATTACTTAGTCATAACAATGGAGATTTATTTGATTCAAAATTAGTAAATACTTTTATAGAATTTAAAAATATAGTATCTTTGTATTACGATAATGAAGAAATTTTAACAAAATTGTTAATTGGAGATTCAATAAAAGAATCTAAATTTACAGACTTAATGTCTAAGTTAGGTATTACAGATGTAAATTTATTAATATCTTCAATGAAATCTAATATAAAAGTTGTTGGAAATAGATATATAAATAATATAGATGATCCTAGATTTAAAGCTGGATTTGATGCTACTAAAACTTTAACAGGGGATGGAAATATTGGAGATGATATATTTCTTAGATTAGTCTTAAAATTAAATTTAGAGAATAATAAAGTAGGTTATATAACAATAGGTGCATTACCAACATTAGATACTTTAACAAAATCTTTTACATCTAAAACTGGTATAGTAGACCAAGAAACAATAGATTTATTTAGTAGTATGAATAAAAAAGTTAATACTACATTATTAAATAATGATACTGACCAATCTACAACTAATAAAAATCCTATTATAGAATTAGATTTTAATGGTGACATAGTTAGAAAATTTACATCTGGTTTAAGATTTATTGAATCATCACAAAATATATCAGCCGATAGTTTACAAATACTTCACCCTGATATTAAAATTGAGACACAAATTACAAATGGAATTGAAACTATTCCAATATTTGGAGGTTTAAATGTATATAAAAATGATTCTTATAATGATCAAACTATAGAACAAACTATATTAAAATATGGTTATAATCGCGATCCAAAATATAGAATTGATGCAGATACATTAGCAAGTTATAGGTCTAGACCTTATGTAATTGTATCTTTTAGTGGAGAAAATGGAAATGAATTTAAAAAACTTATTGTATTAACTCCAAAAACTAGAGGATATGAAGATTTAACATCTGAATTTAAAGAAATAAAAGATAATTTATATGATAAGGAAGAAAAATTTGAAAATATTAATAATAATTATTCTTTTAATGTAAGTAAATTATTTAGCAAATATACTGGATTTGAGATGTTTTATAATATAAAATCTAGTAATATAAATAATATGCAATCAATTGTTGAATTATTTAAATCTCAAATTAATAAATTTTATGCTGGTAATACAACTAAAATTAATAAAATTAATGGTGAGTTAGATTTATTAAATAAATTTAATTCTCCTGCAGAATTTACTAAATATATAAAAGATAATGTATTAGCTTTTCCAGAATTTAATGTTGGCCAAATAATAATGACTACTTTAGATGCAATGGATAAATCTTCTGATAAAGAAATTTTTAAAGATACAATAGAAACTATTAAAAATTCTTTAACATCTAAAAATGGTCAAGATTTAGTTTATGCTTATAATGGAAGACCTTATTCATTAGGTATAACAGAAGATATGTTAGGTATTAGTATTGATGATTTAAAATATTTTGAAATGAATATTATACCTGAAATGCCTAGATATGTAGTAGATTTTAGTAATATTAATATAAATCAAAAAGTATTAAATATTCCAGTAAATCCTATTGTTAATAATAATTCTGGAACTGATAATTACATAACAAAAGCAGAAATTAGTACTCAAGGAGATTTAGATATTTATGTTACAGGAGAATCTGGACAAAAATTTAGAATAAATGTTAATCCTACTGGAGTTTATGATATACATCTAATCAATAAATTTGATGATAGTTATCATTTATCAATAGAACCGTATACAGATACACAGATTCATAATCTTGTAACTAAATATGTATCAACTGATACACAAAGTATGATTGATAAATGGATTCAATATAGTAATGATAATTCAACATTAGAACAATTCCGTATATTTAAAAATGAGGAATTAGAACCTTATATATCTAAATTAAATAAAAATCCAGAAATACTTCTACCTGAAATTTTACCACCAAATGTAGATGAAAAAACTAATTATATAAATAATTTATCTAATAAAGCTATTGAAAATAATTTAACTAATAATTTAATTCCTGCATTAACTTCAAGATTTAATATTGCAGATATTAATAATTATTACAAAAGTATTTATTATGGAGATTTCTATGAAAAATTAATGAATTATAAAACTGATTTATCTAATATATTAAGTAAATTAAATGTAGTTGATGGTAATTTCCAACCTACTGGTGAAACACCTATAGAAGAAGTTATTAAAAATGTTAAAGACTCATTTAGTACTTTAATTGATCCACTTTTAAAAGGTATACAAAATTATCAAGAAGTTATGGGTGAAGAAGTAAAAGATGCTAGACTTAGAAAAGTAAAAATGGATTTAATTAATGAATTAACATTAGATCTAAAATTAAAAGATTGTTAAAAATAAAAATAATAAATAAATGGCAAATTGCACAGTATCAAAAAAAGGATATACAATAGATTTTTTAAAAGAATCTGTAGTAGATGTGATAGCAAAAGGGGGAGATTTATATTCTCCCCTTTTAGCACTTAAAACAGACCTTGAAGAAGAGTTAAATACAAATGAATATTTGGATATTGATGATTATCTTCAATCAATAAAATCAGCAGTAAAAGATTATAATCAAACTGCTGAAAAAAAGTTATACTTTGATAAAAATATATTTAATATTAAATTAGAGAATTTAACTAAAACTAAAGCATCAACATCTAAAGAATTAACTATTAAAGATAATGTTGCAAATTTATTTACTAACAAATCTAATGCATATAATTATTTTATTAATGAATTTAATAATAATATGATTGAAGCTTCTTTAATGAATAAAAAAGATAGTCAAATTGTTGATACTGAGGATAAATTAAATGCTTATATAGTAGATTTAAAAAATAAATTATATAATACATTACAAACTTATTTAGGTTTAGAATCTAAACCATTATATGATGAAGTTGGTAATTTAACAGAAGAAATTGTAAATTATAATGATATATTATCTAAATTTGCAGTAGATAATTTTTCTCCATTTTTTACTGAAGATTTACAAGATACAATGATAAGACATCATTTAGATGCTTATAATGCAGCTGTAACTTTGAATAATTTTGATGCTTTAGTAAGTAATACATTTTCTAGTATTGTAAAAATTGATTATAGATATAAAGGATTTTTAGAAAATGGGAATGGAACAAAATATAGTTTTGATGAAAAATCTATTGAAACACAATATTGGAAAAAAGATAATCATTCTACAAAAGCTGCTAGTTTAGTTAGTTCAAACTTAATTAAGGTTTTTACTAACAATATTCCATTATATGATAAATTAGGTAAAAGAATTCATGGACAATACTTTGGAATGAGTAGATTATACAATTTTGCAGCTTTAATTAAACAATTAGAATTTGGTAATACAAATAAATCTTTTTCTTCTAATCCTACAAAATTATTAGAACATTATTTAAAAAATTATAATAATTATACAGCATTAAAAGAGAATGCAGATATTGCATATTCTTTACAAAATTATATTTATGGTAATCATGGTGTAGCTGATATCTTTTTAGATAGTAATTATAAACTATCTGGAAATACTACTAATATTATGAATATTGAGGCATTATTTGCTTTCGAAATAAATAAAGTATTTTCTCCTAGTTATGGTGTGTATAATAATAATACTTTAGAAATTAAGGATTTTAGTAATTATCAAAAAGTAACTAGTGTTGTAAAAGATTTAATTGGGTCTACAATTATATTAAAAGTACCTGATCCAATTAGTCCAGATAAATATAAACTAGCATTTGATAATTTATATAATGCTGATCATAAAGTGTATATAAATGGAACTAGTAAAGCAGTTACTAATTTAGATATAAATGATTTAAGAACTTCTGAATTTAAAAAATATTTTTTAAAATTAACAGGTATACAATTAACTAATAGTTTATATAAAGCTATTGGTAAACAAAAACAATCAGGTGCTGAATGGGAATCAGTAGCAGTTATTAAAAAAGTTATAGAATTAACTAATTCTATAGCAAAAGATACTCAAACTGAAATGAATGGAGATAATAATCCTACAGTTATTGCTGATATTAATAATAGATTTAGTGAAGATACTAATTATAATAGTTTAGCAAATGCATATGTAGATACATTAATGTATATACCAATTCAAAGCATTCGTAACAGTGAAGGTAGTGAGATACCTTTATATAGACAAACAAGTTTTACTGCAAATGATAAAAATACTATTGAAAATAATGTTCATCCTGATGAAAATTTCTTTGCAGCTAATCCAACTTTATTAAAAAATACTATTATTAGATTAGAAGGAACTTCAGAAGAATCTGATACTGGTAAAAATTCAGCTAAATTTACAGCAGAAGAAGGCATTTTTTCAGCATTCTTTGCTGATTATTTAAGTAGTTATTTAAATAATAAAAGTGTTGTAGTTCAACCTTTTCCTTATTCAGATAAATCAACTGATTCTTTAAAACAAGTTTCTATAAATACAGATGTTGCCCTTAATGGTCAATTAGTTACAAATATTATTGTTGATGCTTATTCTAAATTAGGTGTGAAAATTGATAATACTAATTATAAAATTTCTAAATTTGATGATACTATTAAAAATATTAATACTTTTTTATCTGGCAAAAGTATGCAGGAATTAAAAGCATTAGGTTTAAAAGATGGCTTACATTTTAAATTTGAAGGAAAAACAGCTAAATTAAATACTCAAATTATAACAAATGTAAAAACTAAATTAGAAAATTTATCTATTAAAGAATTAGAACATTTACATTATTATTATAATAATACTTATTTTACTGAATTAAATAAAAGAATGATGAATACTTGGACTACTTTAATAGGTAAACTTCCAGGCGGGACTAAAGCATTAAATACTAAATTAGCTAAATTAGAATATTCTGATATTTATAAATTATTATTAAAAAATCCAGGGATTGAATTAACTGAAGGATTACATTATGTAGTTTATAATGATAAAGGTAAAAAGAAAATTCAATTAAATAATTCTTTTTTAGATTATGTAAAAAATAATAGCACTAAAGAAGCATTTGATAAATGGAATTTAGATAATAAAGTAAAATCTTTATTAGATTTAAATAAACTAACTGATATTAATAATATATTTAATCCATATAATTTTAATCAAGATTTAGCAATAATTAGAGGAACATTAACTACTCCAGAGGAAAAAGTTAATTTTGATCGTACAACTTCTACTAGTAATTTTGATACATTACTTGAATTTTATCCGATAGCTATGAATTTTAGTGGACAATGGGTAGGAATTGATTTTCAATCAGAACAATTTGATATAGCAATGAAAAAATTGAAATCTGGTAGTTCTGATGTAATAATTAATCCTCTTATAGATAAATTTATTCAATTTACTAATTTTACTAAAGATCAATATTCTTCTTTAACTACAAAACATGAATATCTATATGTTGCAAAAGTTAATATGAATGAGAATATAGATATTGAAAATTCTATGAGATATAAAGTATTATCTAAACGTATGGTTGGTCATCCAGGTACTATACAACCTTATATGCAAGGATTAATTAATGGTATTCCTAGTAAATATAATGTTTCAATTGTAGAAGATGCAGCATTTCCAGTATTTAATTATTCTGGAGATTTTAAAAAACAAGATGGATATGATGGATCTGCTTGGATGAATCCATTTATTGCAGTATTAGAAAATAATTCATTACCTGGGTCAGGTATTAAAGGTACTAAAAAACCATTAGGATTACATATTGGAGATGGATTTTCATCTTTATTTAAATTTGCACAATTTCCTATAACAAATAGTTTAATTAGAAATTCTACAGAGTCAGAAAATTCATTCTATGAAATTATGAGAAAAATGAATAATCAACCTTTAGATTCTTCTTTAAATTTTACACAAAATTTAAATAAAGAATTATTTCAAATTGATGATGCTATACATAAGTATAATCCTGAAGGTCTTTTTGTAAAAAAGAATGGAGGTTATGAAAAGATTACTAATATTAATCTTAATAGAGATATTAATAATATAATTGATACTACAAATAAATATGTAGTTGTTAGTCAAAAAACTGATGAATTTGGAGTTCCTTATGGAAATATAATTACAAAACCTATAAATATAAATTCAGTATTTGATTTATGGAATACATTAGGTGGTCAATATTCTATGGAATTAAAAGATGGTAAATTAGAATGGGGAGATCTTTCTATTAATGCTGTTTCAGAATATATGAATAATATAGGTAGTCAATCTAAAAATACTTTTAATCAGCCTTTAAAAGATTCTGTAGTTGCTATGCTTGCTAATAAATCTGCAGTTAAAATGGGAGCTACTAATGTAAATATTGTTGATACTTGGAAAAGTCCAGAAAATTTATTATCATTTAAAGTAAATACAACTAATTTTGGTATTCAAATGGATGCTAATCATGAAGCAGATGATTCTGAAATTACTGAAATGACACAAATTATTAGTATGCTTTCTGCTTTAGGATATACTTCTACTTATGCTGAAACTGCTTATACTGCATTAGCAGATATTATGGAAGAAAGTTTAAAAGAAGTTGATAAAGTATTAGCTGATAAAACTGGTAAAGAAGTTTATAAGTATTTATCTAAATTTGTTATAAGTGAATTTTCTAGAGCAAATAAAATTAGTACTGCACAAAATGTAATTGAAATTTTATCAAAAAATCAAGCAATTGGTATTCCATTTAGTGATAGTAGTATATTTAACTTATTTACTACTAATTTATTATCTAAATTAAATAAAGATACTCTACGTCGTAAATTATCAGGTCTAGCAGGTATTTTAAATCCTTCTCATGGTGTTATTCAATTATTTGAAGACTCTAATGGACGTAAAATGTTATGGAGTGACATGTTAAATGATATCTATAAAGGATTAGAAAATCCCAATGAAAGTGACCCATTATATGGTAGATTAAGAACTATACTTGCAACAGGAGAAATAAATAATACTAATGTTAATGCAGATCTTGTAAAAGAATATATAGCTACTAAATTTAAAAATATTCAAATTGATGCTGATAAAGTAAAACTATTTGATACTATATTAGTTAACGGTGAAGAAAAAACTTTATTAACACCAACTGATATACAAAATTTTACTGATACTATAAAACCAACTGATATAATTCAAAAAGTACAAGGAAAAGCTAGAGATTTAAAACCTGCTGAATTAACTTGGGTAGATAATTTAGGGAAAACACAAAATATTTGGACAACAACTCCACTTAGAATTGTAACTAATTTTGAACAATATAAAAATTCAGATGTATTAAAAGATTATTTAGAATTTGCTAAACCTATTTTAATATTAACAAATCCTAAAGATGAAGTTCCTATTTATAAATCAGAAGGTACACAATTATTTGAAGATTTACAATCTACTAATAAAGATATTAAATCTAATGCAGATACAGTAACTCATGAACTTCTTAATAATTGGACTCAAAAATTATTTAGTGCATTGAAGAATAATGTAATGTATAAAGATTTAGTTTTAAATAAAAAAATAGGTCGTTATGATTTTGGTACCTATTTTAAAGGAGATGATTTAGTACATAAAGTGGATACTAGTTATTATACTCAAGATAATTTTAATCCTATACAAAATTTTGTATTAAATAGAGCAGAGACTATTATTCCTAAAATTTATAAATCAACTTTAGATTTACATAATGATTCTTTACATGAAATATTATCTCAAGGAAAAGAATATTTTAAAGGAAAACTTAATGCAAATTATGAATTTTCTGAAAGTACTGAAAATATAGATGCTATGTTTAGAACTACTTTAGGAAATATAGGAGTTATGGTTTCAAATAAAAAAATAGATCCTTCTTTAAAAGAAAATATTATGTTAGAAGTTTATGAAGATTCTAATGATGTATTTAGAGTAGATGAATTTGGTGAAAAAATGTATAAAATGCCTAAAGATTCCTACATAATTAAAGAAGGTAAGGCAGATATATTAGTAGTGAATAATGTTAATCAAATAGCACAATTTGCAGGAAGTTTAAAGAACAAAACTAATAGTATTCAAATATTTGGTAATAATATAAAATCAAATGAAGATATGCAAACCCTATTAAAAGTAGGAGTTGATTATAATTCAGTAAAATATTACTCTAATAAATATAGAGAATATGGTAATACATTAGAATCTAATATTGATAATAAAGATAGTTACAAAACTTCACAAACAAGTGCAAATATATTTTATTTAGATAAACAAACTAATATTGATGTTATAGGTAATGCAATATATAATTCATTTCTTAAAACTCAAGAAATAATTGCAGGTCGTATTCCATCACAAGCATTACAATCTTATATGTCAATGCAAAATGTTGCTTTTACTGAAACAGGTTCAAGTGATGTATATGTATCATTATGGCAAATATATTTACAAGGGGCCGATTTTGATATTGATAAAGTGTATATGATGGCTTATGCATTAGATGCAAATGGTATGTATGAAAATTGGTCTCCATTATTTGATTATTCAAGTAAAGAAGCTTTAGATTTATCTGAAAAACTTCCTATACCAACTGGTATTCCTATTAATTTTCAAATTATGTCTACTAAAGAAATTAAAGGATTAAATAGAACTGGAGTTGATTTAACTGATACAATTAAAACAGCAAATGGTAAATTAAATCATATAGAAACTTTGAATTTAATTAATGATTTACTTCCACGTATTAATAAAAATCCTGATGAATTCTTTTATAGTAAAATAGCAGATGAAAGTGGATTAATGGATAAAATTAATCAACATAATACATATAGTAATCAAAAAGAAGGATTAAAAAATAATGTAGTAACAATGGTTCATAATGTAAATATGGATTTAGAAAATCAAGTATCTGCATATACCTCTATTGATTCTGGAACAGCACCATGAACTGAACAAGTTAAAAAAGCTGATACAGGAGATATTTTATCTGCACATAGTGTAGTTTCATTATATAAACTTAAAGAAACAAATTCTGTGGGTAAAGATACAGTAGGTGTAATGGCTAATGGTTTAAAAACATTTTTTGCATTAACTCAATATTTTAATAAATACTATAAATCAACTGACAGTATTTCTCCAAATGATAATGCTTATTTTATAAAGAAATTTAATATAGGTGGTGGAGATAAATATGTTAGTACAATTGGAGATATTAGAATTACTAGTGAACAAGCTGATATGATTAATAATTATATTAATAAAGTAGCTGATACTGATAATACTTATATGTATTTTAATAATAATGATATTTCAATTTCATTATCTGCATTAACTAGTTTAGCAGTAGATAATGCTAAAGAATTGGCATTGGCAAAACTTAATGCTGGATTAGAATTAGCAAGTATGCATATTTATTTAACTATATTAGGATTCACACCAAAAATGGTTGCAGATTATATGATGGGGCCTAATGTAAGTAGATTAGTTGCTTCTCTTAAATACAATTTCTTTACAGATGAAAAAACATCAGTAGATGATTTAGTAACTAAAAGTGGAGATAGACAATTTATTCAAATTTATCAAGGGGCTAAAGAATTAAGAGCATTAAATACCTTTTTGGCTTTAAATCAAGGAGTAAAATCTAATATCTATGAAATTCATGGTTCTTTAGAATCTATGAATCAAATTATTTATACTAGAGAAAGTATTTTATATAAAGGCAATACTGGAAATATGCAAAATAATTTTGATACAACTGTAGATAAAATGGTAAAAGAAATTAGTGTTAATAAACCATACTTAACTAAAGAATATATTAAAAATACATTAATACAAGCTCATAAAGAGAATATAATAATGCAGAATTTTAATTTAGATAAATATCTTAATGATCCTATGTATAGAAAAGTAATTGTAGATTATTATAATATATTAAAACATACTATTAATATCTTTGATAGTATAAATAATCTTCCTCATTTTTATCAAATGTTACAATCTTTAAATTCATCAGTAAATTTATTAAAAGTAACATCAGCTAGAGTAAGTTTTATTGAAGATACAGTTCCAGTAGTTTTAAAATATTATAAAGATACATTAAAAAAGAAAATCACTATTAACAATGATCCCTTTGCACCATTAATATATTCTAAAGATGGGGCAAAAGCAATGAGTACTTTATTTACTGATCATGTTATATATGAATGAATGAAGTCTCCTGATTTAGATTTTTTTAGTCTTAATTTAGAACAAATTGCAAACTTAACATCTAATTCTAAAATTGAATATTTTAATGATAAAGGTAGATTTTCAAATGATAATGTAGAAACTACTGCTGGGAATGTAATTATAGATACTAAATCTTTAGATAATTTAGCTACAATTAAAGTACTTATGGAGAAATATTTGATTCCTTATTTAAAAGAAAATGAATCTGATAATACATTTGTTAAATATTTAATTAAAGCTACTAATAAATATTCTAAAAGAGAATTCTATAAATTAAATATTAACATGAGTGCTTTAAATGATAGTATATCTGGACCATTATTTAATGAATTACTTAGTTCATTTAATGAATTATCAGATAAAAATAGTGGTTTAACTGGAGAAAATGATACAAACTTAAATTGAGGTGACATATTTTTTGTTTATAATACTATTATAAATAAAAATGCAATTGGAAATGAAAGAATGAGTAGAATTTTTGATGATTATGTACAAAAACCAAATTCATTAGCTATTAAATTACCAATATTTTTTGCAGAATTTGATAATAAAACTAGAACTTTAGATATTAGTCCATATGATATAATGTATAGTTTATATAATAAACATGGAGTATTAGACCTTGTAAAAAAATCAGGGGAAAAAACAATACCAGAATCATTAGAAATATTAAATCAACATTATACTTTAAATGTGGATTTAATTCCTTCAAATAATGAATCTAAATTAAAAAATCAATTATTAACCAAAATTATGAATGCTATGAATAATGGGCATTTCACAATAGATTTAAACTGTAACTAATGGCTTGTGACTATATAATAACAACTAAAGATGGAGGTACTTTTAAAGTACCTTCACCTTTTGATACGAAATCTGATACATTATTTTCTAGTATTTTATCTAATTTAGATACTAAAACTTTAGGGCAATTAATGTCTACTATTCAAACTTCTATAAATAAAAAGATACCTAATAAACCAGTAATATCTGAAGAAATAATAAAACCAACAGATAATAATGAACTATTAGATACAATATTAACAGAAATGACTTCTAAATTTGGTATACAATTTGTACAATTTAATAAAGATAATTATGCAGATATACAACAATTATCAGTAGAAGATTTAAATAAAGTTAAAGCATTTGCAAAAGATGGTGTAATTTACTTTAATAAAACAGAAGGAACTATTGAAGAACCTTTACATGAATTTATGCATTTGATTTTAAATACATTAAAAGTTAGAAATCCAACTTTATTTGAAAATATTGTAAAAAATATGTATAAAGTAGAAGGATATCAACAAATTGCAGATTTATATCCAAATTTAACAAGATTAGATTTAGGTGAGGAAGCATTTGTAAGATTATTTTCTAGTAAAGCAACAGAATTAATGCAAAGTACTGATTTAATGACAGCTGTTAAACAATCATTAAACGATATATTACAACCAACTAAAGATACTTCTAATATATCTACTGAAGATTTACTTGATTTATCTATAACAGACTATATAAATCAATTTGGAAGTGAATTAATACAAGGTAAACAAGGTTTATATAATAAAACAGATAGTAATTTAGGAACTCAAATCTTAAATATAAAACAAAATTTAATGGAATCTAAAGAATTAGGAGAAAAATGTTAATGGAGGGATGTAAATATATATTAAAAAGTAAAGGAATGGAATTTGATTCTGAATTAGAATTAAATGATTATATTAAAAATAATATTGATGATTTTGACCATACTGGTAATATTGTTTATAGTTTGGCAGATAAAAAAGAAATTAATGTTTCTAAAATAAAAGAATTAATTAAAACTTACAGCCAACGTGTAAGTGATGGTACTTCTTTATCTGTTAATGATTTTCTTGTACAAGAACATCAAATTGGAGAAAATACTGAAAGATTAGTTCCAGAATATATTGAGGAAAATAGAATTAAAAATACTATTACTCAAATTATGAAAAATAATCCTAGTTATACTGAAGCATTTGCTAGAGCAGAAATATTAAATACTATTGCTCAAGAAAATAAGATGGTAAATGTAGGTACATGAATGCATAAACTTTTACAAAAAGGGTGAAAAAGTACTTCTAGCTCAGATTTTATATCTGAGTTAGCAGGTATGGCTCAATTTAAAGATGTATTAGGTACAACAGATGAAACCGCACAACGAAAAGTTAGTGATGCTATTATAGAAGTTATAAGATTAATTTCATCAACACATCCAAATGCAACATCATTTCCTAATCTTCAAATTGTAACTGAAGATATGCTAGGTAGAAAAGTTAATGGAAAAATTGATTTACTTTTAATTGGCGAAGATGGAAAAGCTCATATTTATGATTTAAAAATATCTACTAAAGCATTTAATGATTGGGATTCTGCTAAAAAATTAAATACTAATTATCAATTGGGAGCATTAAGACAAATGTTATCTGCAAATGGAGTTAATATTCAAGATGCAACATTAAATGTAATTCCTATTACTATACCATTTGGTAATATAAATAGAATGCAAACTGATATAAAAATTGAATTATTAAATCCTAAAACTCAATTAAATAATAAATTAAATTATTTTCAAGGAGATGTAAGTTTAAAACTTAAAAAATACTTACCATCTACTATATCTAATGCAGATGTTGAAAATGTTCATTTAGATAATACTTTAATTGATCAATTAGGTGTTTTATTTCCTAAATTTAATTTTGAATCTCAACAAATTAAAGTTAATTCAGAAGAATTATTTAATAACGCATCTAAAACTAAAAATTCAAATGGTGAATTTCAATTCTATAATAAATTACAAGGTAAACGTACTACAGCAAAAAATGAAACTGAATTAAAAGAAAAAATTGATCAGTATGTTATAGATTTAGATCAACAAAAACATACAGTTATTGAGGGTTTATATGAACAATTGGATGGTTTTATAAAAACTGGACAAAAGCCTGAAAATTTATTTGGTAAAAATACTAATGCAGTTTTAAATGAAGCTATTTCATATAATTTTGATAAATACATGGATGGTACATGGAATCTTATTAAAATAGATGCATTAATGTCTGCTGGTATTTTAGGTTTTCAAAGTGAAAATGGCATGCTAGAATTCATGGTTATTTCAACTAATAGAAAAAATATATCTTATAAA